AAATCCTTCTCTAAGAATTTTCTTTTGTTCTTCATAGTCTGTCATGGCCTTTGCTTTGGCCGCATCACGTTCGGCACGGTGTGTTTCACATAATGTACTAATCCAGCCATCACCACCACGGTCGCCGGGAGCACCACATTCTTCACAAAGCATCATGCTCATCTGTTCAGCCATAGCAATAATGCCTTGTGTATAGTCATCACCGCCTTGTACATAGAATCGTAAGCCTCCAAACTTTTCTTTGACTTGTTCAGCTGTTACTTGTGGAACATCTTTCTTCCAATCCAAATGGCTTTGGATAAGACGACATGCTTGATTAAGCAAATCAAACCAACCTTTGCCTACAGCAATACCGCCGTACTTACCTACGAAAATTTTAGGATATACTTTCGGAAAGTAATTTTGCATTTCTTCATCTGTTATTTTCATTGTGCCGCCTTCACATAATTTAATCTTGTTACAGGGTTACCGTGTTTCCAATGCTTGCTATGATCTTTTATCCTAGCTTTAATAATTACACAGGCTCCTAAGGCTAGATCTTTCTTGCTGATCCAGCCTACCATTTTATTATCCATTATAGCACAGATATTGTATCCTTCAAAGTTTTTTGATTTGATTGATTCCAATACTTCACAATCTTTGTCTAATACAACTTGTCCAGGACATCCAATGTAACCTTCTTCAACTCGCTTGGACGCTTTTTCTACCTTAAGGTGCATGATGTCTTTGGCTGATACGCTAGGTAAACACGCCACGTATCCAATCATGTTCTCTGCTACAACTTCACTATTCAAAATACTGTTAACAGTGGTTAGGAAATCATTTCCTCCTTCGATAGCCTTGAACATCAAACGCTTGTAATATGTTAGGATGACATCAGCATGAGCTACATCCTCTGGTAAGATTTTTAAGTATCCAGGATGATCTGGTTGATTAGTAGGCCAGTAGTTCGGCTCCAATGTCACAAGCATTAACACTTTATTGTTTTGCTTGAGATACATCAATTTACCTTCGCTATCGTATACTGGCACTTGTTCTTTAACATAAGCGCCATTAACTCGTTGTGCCGCACATGCCAATTCTAGCACTTGCCTAGTGGGCCATGTTGGTTTTGGTTTGGACACAGACGCTCCTGTATAAGTTAATATACAAGTATTTTACATGAAAATGTAACGCTTGTCAAGTGTTCCTAAGTGATTATAAACTTTTTTGGTTAGACGTTTAGTGATACCATTTAACCCAAAGTGTTGTATATATGCACGTAGCATTGGGCTAGACAAAGATGAGCCTGTACGCATTTTGCTCATAACGCTTACTTTGCCCATTCTGCGTCTTGCTCTTTCAGTGTCCATAGTTCTTAGTAGTTCTATGGCAACGCTTACAGCATACGCATCGATCTCATCGTCATCTGCTAGATATTGATCGTACGGGCTAGTGGGTTTAGTATCGTAGTCTCGAAAGTCTCTACGCATACTTTGATATCGATGTCTGTATTCGTGTACTACAGCATCGTATATTTCTATAAGGAAACTAGTTACTTGATGTGGACCAAATTGTTCTGTTCCATCTAAGTTATGATGTACGATGACTTCAATTGGAGTTTCACCGTGTCTGTCATTTTCGCTGTCATAGTAAGCGATAACATAAAACTTATCCGAATCCCAATCTTTTTCTTTTTTAGTTTTTATTGAAATATCAAAATCATTCTTTTTAAATGTGCTTCTAGTTTGTGATATTAGCTTTTTGAATGTTGTTAAATTCGGGTTAGCCTCTCGAACACTTTTACAAACATTAAACACACGTTCGAGAATGATATTCATTTTACAACCTATAAGTTACACGACCCTTGCTGAGGTCATATGGACTAACCTCGAGCCTAACATTATCCCCTAAGATAATGCGAATTTTGTTTTGCTTCAACTTACCACCCATGTAACATAACAACGGATTTGGCATGTTTTCTACTTTTACCCTAAACATGTTTCCGGGTAGTACTTCTTCAACTGTACCTGTTAATTCAATAATATCGTCTTTTGCCATTATTTACTTTTTGTTATGCTCCAAGAGCCGTCTCCATTATCTGTCCACTCAAGTGTATCTCCTTCTTTCCAACCCTGGAGGTCTAGCAATTCTTGTGGAAGTGGCAGTACCACGTCTCCACTACCATCATCTGCTTCCTCAACTGTTATAGTCCACTGTGTCATATTATTTACTTATACAAAGTCGTCCTTGTATGGTACTGGAAACCATCCAAGTTTGTCAAGGTCTTCGAGTATCTCGCCTGTAACTTCACCTTCAGAAACATATCCGTGGTTGGCAAAGTACTCGTCATCCTCTTTACCGTCCATGCTCAAACCGCCCCTAATACCCGAACAGTAGTAGTCCATATAGTCACCGCCCTGGTTGCGAAGGTCTGCTACAATGCCGCCAGCACTACGCCAACTAACATGCCAATAATCCTCTTTCAATATAGGCCAAACGTTCTCTGGATCACGCTTACACCACTGCATATTGCACCAAGCACAATATAAGTTCTGTGCGTAGGAGTTACTTTCAGCACGAATCTTGGCCATTATTTCAGGGCTGTTGAGTATGTCTTCAACTAAATCGTGCTCTCTCATTTATGAAAATTACCTTGCAAGCAATGACGCACTTCATGACCCAGTGTATGGAAGTTAGCTGTCTTAGATGTAATAACCAAACATTCGTTTGAACCAAGTAAACTGCTACCATTCCAAAAACTACAGGCATCTACTTTGTAAGGAAATTTACCAAACCCACGTTTGATGTTTTCACTTTGACATACCGCGTTAATGTTATCAACTTGACGGAATGTAATAGTAGTCTTATTGGTCATGTTAGAAGTCATATCAAATTCCTGGTGAGGATCCTCGCTATATGCCATAGCGTTAGTTGATACCAAAACTGCCAAAATTACCAATGCCTTTTTCATGTGTGCCTTTCGTTTGCCTAAAAATGGTGCGGACGGGAAGATTCGAACTTCCAAGGCCACTCTAAGAGCAAGGCCTGTTCCCTCCGTTCGCCGAAGCTACTAGGAGGAGGTTTACCATGTTACACTCACGTCCACGTAATAATTATAACATCGTGCGTAAATACTGTCAATGGAATTCTCTACTATACCTTTTGCAAAAATACAACGGTTTGGACAGCAAACGATGTTGGATCGTCCATTATTTAACATTAGTTGGATATTGGGCAGATTTTGTAACTATAAATGTTCCTACTGTTGGCCCTATGCTCGTAGTGATCAACCGGATCACCAAACTTTAGATGTGTATAAGTCTACAGTCGATGAGATTAAACGTCAAGCTCGTTTGAACGGATTTACTCAATTCCACTGGAGTTTCAGCGGAGGCGAGCCAACCGCATACAAAGAGCTTCCCAATTTAATAAAACATTTGGACGAAACGGAAAGTCCTTACCAAAGTATACATATGACAACCAATTTAAGCCCTGGCTCGAAATGGTGGAAACATTGGTGCGAAATAACTGCTCCTTTACAACGTAAAAGTATTACGGCTAGTTTTCATGCAGAGTTTGCCAAGGAACAAGAATTTGGTGATAAGTGTTTACAGTTGATGCATGAACAAGTCCACGTGACAGTTAATCAAGTCATGGTGCCTGATATATTTTATGAAACACTAGAACGATGTAATCGACTACGTGCTAGAGGGATCAATGTAACTCTTAAACCACAAAGCAATGATACTGCTACAAGTATTGTTGAAGGTTACACACCCGACATGATTAAGATTATGCAAGACGAATTTGAGCAACAAGAAGGTTTCCAAATTAGGTTAACTGACGGTGAACAAGATTACTACATTGATCAAGCAGAAAGATTCAATGCACTAGGATTTAATCAATTTGCCGGATGGACTTGCAATAGTGGATATCAGAGTGTTATAATAAGAGGTAATGAGGTTAAACGAGCATATAGTTGTAAAGAAGAAAGTTTAGGTACGATAGAAAAATTTACTTTGTTTTCCGCTCCTAAACTTTGCATAACAGAAAGATGTGTCAGTAGTGCTGACAGTAAGATACCAAAATGCAAATAGATACAGAACATATACATCATTGGATGCAAGCCATTCGACAAAGTCTGGATCCTATACGGACTATGGATGCCTTTTGGTCTGGACAACTTAAAAGTAAAGAATGGCTAATCAGTAATTTAAATAATCACGTACATCATGATCAAGTAAGTATTGAAATACACGGTGGTTGGGTTGGTGTACTAGCTAGTATGCTCTTTCAGAGTAATATACCTGTGAACAAAATTTGTAGCATAGACATAGATCCTTCAGTGGAACCTATTGCTGTGCTTATGAACAAGAAAGAAGAAATAGAGGGCAGGTTCAAAGCAACAACTGTAGATATGTGTAGTCTCATATCATTTGTAGATATTGTTATTAATACCAGTTGCGAACATATTTCTCAGCTACAGTACGAGCAATGGCTACGCAATAGAAATAACGATCAACTATTGGTGTTACAGAGCAACAATTATAAAATAGAAGAACATGTAAGAACAGCCGATAGCTTGGAAGAATTCGAAGAACAAAGCCATATAGATGTTGTATGGGCGGGAGAACTAGAATTACCTCTATACACACGTTATATGCTTATTGGAAACAAATTATGACAGATTTATCTAAATGGATTGATTTTACAAAATTATCGTCGTCTGATGCTAAATTTTTACGTGCAGTTCCAGAGTTAATTGCTATTGAAGAATGGTCTGGTTTAATGCCTTGGCAATCTATTGAAACACCTATTCAAAAAATATGGAAACAGTCTTCACTAGTCGAATTGCAAGAAATGTTTGCTTCTGAGATGAAACATCAATATGATTATAAAATTCCCGGCAGGTACGAAGTGCGGTCGGAACATGAAAGGACAGAATCGTTAACCGCAATTAAAAATAAACAAACTTCGTATCAAATGGCCGATGTCGATTACGACATAAACAAATATGGGTTTCGTGGCGATTTTGATTTAGAAACTAAAAATAATTCTATTGCTTTTTTTGGATGCAGTATTACATTCGGAGTTGGAGTGGCCGAAAAAGATTCCTTTCCAGTATTAATAGGAAAAGGCTTAAACATGCAACCGTTTAATTTTGGAGTACCGGGAGGTAGTTTTGCCAAGGCAGTACGGTATTTTAGATTGATATCTAATTTTAAAAAATTTGAGTATGCTATATTTCTGTTACCCGAGATATCAAGATTGGAGATACCAACTGAGGATGGCATTACAAATATAGCACCTAACTTAAAAAAAGATGAAGACTATATACGAAAAGTGTATAGTGTGTTGCCTGATGAGTTTTTAGAGTATGATGTTCTAAAAAATATCTTGTACTGTATTAGTATCGCAAATCAAACTAATACTAAAATTTATTTTTCAAGTTGGTCTCCTTCAACCTATAATTTGTTGTATAATTTTTTAGGAGAAGATTCTAATATGCTAATTCCTTATTTTGAAAACTTAGGAGGCAAACACGAAAATACTTCCGAGTTTGGTAGGAATGGGAAACATCCCGGAGCATCCAGCCATTACCAATTTTATAAAAAAGCAATGGAATATATCAATGTTTAAGTTTGATGAGCTAAGACAAATCCATTTAGAGATTACAAACAACTGCCAAGCTCGTTGTCCTATGTGCAGTCGCAATAATCACGGCGGTATAGAAAATCCATTAATAAAAATTAATAGCTGGACTCTTGAACATTTTAAGAATACTATAAATTTAGAAGTATTAAACCAAGTTGATGCATTGTACTTTTGCGGTAACTTTGGTGATCCCTTACTCAACAATGATCTAATAGAAATGATCGAGTTTGCAGTTGCTAACAACCCTGACATTGAGATTAGAGTTCATACCAACGGTAGTCTTAGAAACGTAAGCTGGTGGGAACGACTAGCAAAGGCTATGCCTGTAAAACATGTAGTTGTATTTGCAATCGATGGCCTTGAAGACACGCACTACTTGTATCGCATAGGTACAGATTATACACAAATACTTCGTAATGCATCTGCTTATATTCAAGCAGGCGGAATTGCCGAATGGGCGTTTATTAGATTTAAACATAATCAGCATCAAGTTGAAACTGCCAAAAAGACTGCTTCGGAACTTGGCTTTCAAAGGTTTGTAATGAAAGACAGTAGTAGATTTGTAACGGACAGTAAATTTCCTGCATTAAGTTATCAAGGAGTTATAAGCCATTTTCTTGAACCGGCAACAGAAAGTAAAATTGTATTCATAGATAAAGCAGTATTGGATAATTATAAAACAATCGTAGAATCTAGTTCAATCGATTGCTATGCACAGAATAATAAAGAAATCTATATCGACGCTTACGGACATTTGTTCCCTTGTTGCTGGCTAGCAAGTACACCTTATAACTATACTGAACCTGGATCAGCTATTGCAGGAATTAGGCAAGAAATATCCGAACAGTATAATTCTATGATCGAGGACTTTGGGGGTATTGATAAAATCGATACGAAACAACACAGTATTAAAGATATTGTAGACTCTGTTGCTTATCAAACAATATGGGACAAATACTGGTCCGATCCCAAAATGATTACCTGTGCAAGGGTTTGCGGTACTAACGCACTAAGTAAGCCCAAAGATCAATTTGCACAAAGAGAAAACTTATGATTAAAACATCTGCCATTAGATCAACTAGTAATTCTTTTCTAGTTATATGGGATACTGGAAGACGGTGCAATTACGACTGTTCATATTGTGAAGCGACAAGGCATAACACTTATAGTCAACATAAAAGTTTAGATGAATTTAAAAATACTTTTAATTTTATAGAATCTTGGTTAGGGACATATAATACAAAACGCAAACATCCAGTCGATACTAGTATTAGTTTCTCAGGTGGTGAACCTACAGTTAATCCACATTTCTGGGAACTAGTTGAACATATCAAAAAACAACCTACGCATTATCATTTAGGATTGACTACTAACGGGGCGTGGGGTAAAGAATATTCAAAACGTGTTGCTGAAAATTTTGGATCCGTGACCATCAGCTATCATGCCGAGGCAGAACAAAATTTAAAAGATCGTGCAATTAAGAATATATTAGCATTAAAAGATTCTTCAGTTAATTTAAAAGTTAATGTTATGTTGCACGTTGATCATTGGGACGAGACTGTTGCTATATATAATCAGTTAACTGAACAAGGAATTAATTGTAGCCCTCGACCAATCGGCGACGGCAATATTGTTCGTAAAGGATGGTTTATTGATTCCGATGGCACTAACCGAAGAACCAGTCATGAATACAGTTTAGAACAGCAAACTTGGTTTTGGAATCAAATGGGCATTGCAGAAGTTCCTAAAACAGTTTCAGAAGGCAACCAATTAGGAAGAGCATGTTGCGGCGGCAGATGTGTAGAAGGAAAAGTCGAAGGAGAATGGCAACCTGTTAAACTTGTTGATACTCGTTTTGAAGATTGGAATTGTATGGTAGATTGGTATTTTCTATATATTGATCAGGAAACAGGCGAAGTTTACCATCATCAGACATGCAAAGCATTGTACGATAAAAAAACAGGATCATTAGGAAACTTATCTAACTCTCAGAAAATGTTAGATGAATTAAAAGATAGACTATCTCAACCTGTGATCAAATCTATTATATGTCCTAACAGCAGATGCGGGTGCGGAATGTGTGTGCCTAAAGCTTCTAGTCTAGAAGACTTTAAAATTATAAAAGAATCTATCATAAATGTCTAATACATTCTGCCCGCTACCGTGGATACATCTTGCTACACGCCCTAATGGAGATGTAAGAGTTTGCTGTACGGCCAATGCAAGTGGTGCAGGCGATACTGACGACAAACATGCGGGGTTAGTCACTAGTAACGGCACTGTAATGAATTTGCAAAATCATTCTCTTGCAGAAGTGTGGAATAGCGACTACATGAAATCTGTAAGATTGCAAATGATGAACAATCAGATTCCAATAAGCTGTACTAAATGTTTTGAGGAAGAATCTAAAGGTATCGTAAGCAAGCGACAATGGGAAACTGTTGTGTGGAAAGAACGGTTAGATGTCGATAGTATTGTTTCTAAAACTACAACTGATGGTAGTATTCCCGTTGATATTCCTTATTTTGATTTAAGGTTAGGTAACCTGTGCCAACTTAAATGTGTTATGTGTAGCCCGCATGATAGCAGTAGTTGGATCAAAGAATGGAAGTTACAATATCCCAAGTACAAAACTATTGAATTGAAAAATGATCAACGCTGGGATAATAACTTTGATTACACATGGTATAAGAAAAGCCAGTTTTTACAAGAGCTACGCTCTCAAGCTCATAATATAAAAGAATTATATTTTGCCGGCGGCGAACCGTTGTTAATACCCGAGCATTATGCAATATTAGAGTTTATGGTAGAAACCGGTTCTGCAAAAGATTGTATACTGCGGTATAATTCTAATGGGCTAGAGTTACCTGAAAAATTGTTTGAACTGTGGAATTATTTTAAACAAGTTAAATTTAATTTTAGTGTCGATTCGTTTGCGGAAAGAAACGATTATATACGTTATCCTAGCGAGTGGAAAACTGTTGTAACTAATTTAGATAGGTTAGACGATACGCCTGATAATATTGTAGTAAATATAGCATGTGCTGTTCAATTGTTAAATGTGCAATCGGTTCCAGATTTAGTGCGTTGGAAAGAAAGTAAAAATTTTAAAAAAATTAATTTACCTCCTTACGGTGCAGGATTGATTGGAACGCATTTAGTTTATTTGCCAAGCTACTTGAATGTTAGAGTACTGCCTAAACATTTAAAAGACAAAGTTAAAAACCAAGTTGAATATTTTTGTTCACGTAGATCTGATAAAGAATTTATTAACAACCCGTACGGGCGTAAACGCTGGATAGGTTTAGTAAATTATATGAATGCAGAAGATTGGTCAAATAAACTTCCTGTATTGCAAGACTACTTGACAGTATGTGATAGTCAGCGTGGCACTAAATTTGTAGATGTTTTTCCAGAATTATCGGACTTGTTTAAATGAAAAAAATTATAAAAATTGAAACTAACCATACTAAATTAATCAAGATATATTACGATTTGAGTAATGTATGTAATTATAAGTGTTGGTATTGCTTTCCAGGTTCGAATGATGGTACGCAACCGTGGCCCGATGCTGAAAAAGTTAAACGTGGGTTAGAGGCATTAATCAATCATTATAATAATAGTACACTAGTTAACGATGTAGAAATAATATTTCTTGGAGGCGAACCTACACTGTGGCGAGATCTAGCCGATGTTATAACATATCTAAAAAGTCGTTGTAAAGTCAGACTTAATATAACAACTAATGGTTCTAGAACGCTACGTTGGTGGAATGAATACGGCCAGTATTTTGACAGCATCAATATCAGTGTGCATCACGAACGTGCCGATATCGACCACCTAATAGAAGTGGGTAAGATACTACATAAAAAGAAAGTAATCTTCAATACCAATGTAATTATGGATCATACTAACTGGGACAAGTGCATGGGTATCTACAATAAGATAATGTCATCTACTCCTAAGTGGCCTGTGCTAGTAAAGCCTTTGCACATGGACGGTGTGTTTGATTACGATGAAGAACAAAATAAATTCTTAAAAACGCAATTAAAAAGATGGCCATCGTTGAATAGACTATGGCTGTATATAACAGGAATACCTAGAAAAAAATACAAGGCATTCTTCAGTGATGGGTCTACTATAACTACTGAAAACCCTAACTTCTTTGGATTGAACTTATACAATCGATTTAAAGGATGGGAATGTAATGTAGGAGTTAATATATTGTTTATTAGAAACACTGGAGAAATACATAGCTCTTGCAATCAACGCTTATGGAACGCAGATCCTTATAATATCTATGACGATAACTTTCCAGAAAAGTTTAAACCTGTTATTGCACCAGTAATTTGTGATATGCCTGTGTGCGGTAGTTGTACAGGCAATACAGCAGTTTCTAAGAGGATGCTACCTTAGTAAGTGGAATATCTGCCGCGCAGGTACAGAAATTTCGATCACACGTAACTGGACTAGTCGGTTGCAAGAATGTGCCTGCATAGATATTACCCAAACTACCTCCTACACGACAAGTAGCTCTGTGTACATCTCCGTCCCAATTGATCATGAGGCTCTCTATACCTGCGTTGCAAGTCCATCCTTTAAATTTATTAAAATGTAATTTGATAATGTCGTTGGCATGCATGTATTGTTTTCCGTCACTATCAGGGTCGAGTACTGTGTTTGCTTCTACTGTAGATTCCATTTCTTTAAGCCAATCTAAGTCATTAGCGTTGTAACGCATATCGTCAAACAAGTCATGATCACCTTTGGTCCAACGAATACGTCGAACAGTATTAGGAATATGTGCTAGTAAGCATTTGGCACGTAGTTGTATCACAGCAGGCATATAATCGTGATGTGCCATAATCTGCGCTATTACTTTTTTATCGGTTAAATCTACAACACTTTCCACGGTATTGAATACACGTTTCCAATCAAATTCTAAATGTATACTAAACACAATTTGATCAACATTTAATGCCGCATAAAACTCATAAGGAAGTGTACCATTAGTTGTTACACTGATCCAACTGATACCGACATGTTTACAATATTTTACTAACTCTGAAAACTTAGGATGTACACACGGCTCGCCTCCTGTAAAACTTAAACGTATAGGTTTACCCAATGACATTAATTTATCTACAGTCGCTTTGAGAATTTCTATATCAGTGTGCGGACTGGTGTTATCGTGAATTTCACTAGGACAGTAACTACAGTCATAGTTACAGCGTTTGCCAAGATTCCATTCTATTTTAATCGATCCTTGATGCGGCCATCTACTAGTTACATGTTGCATTTAACTTCTTTAACCCTATGAAATTTTAACAATGTTTGCTTGTCTACTTGTGTAACTAAATCTGCCACAGGTATCATTCCTATATTCAAATTTTTAAAATTTAATTTTTTAAATTTAATCCATATTTTAATAATAATGGATCTTAAGACATATATGATAAAGTTGGTTGAAGGCCCAAATTTAATCATAAAATCTGAACTATAATGTGTCTGTGGTCTAATAGCCTCTGTTATATTATCATGATTAGTGAAAGCATCTAAGACAGTTTTTCCTACATGACAATAATTTATATAAGCAGTACCAGATTTCCAAAAATATGTAAAATGTTTACAATCTTCGTTTGATAACTCAACCCTTGGTCTATCTTTAAATGTTACAACAAGTGTTGGATGGTTGCCTTTGGTTCTTAATTCAGATTCTAACTGGTGTATTAAAATATTAAGTCTATTTAAAGAACTCTGTATTTGCACAGGTGCTTGATGAAACCAAACAGTTCCAGTAGATACTTCACCTCTCAGATCTTCAAAAAACTTATGTAAATAATTTAAATCTTGTTGAGTAACTAAATTATTGACTTTTTTATCTATAATCTGCTGATAGGAATTTATTATATCAATTTGATTATTAATATCAGCAATATGATTTTTATTCCCCCAATTGCTAAATCTATCAGTTTCAAATAAATCATAATCTTTTTGTAACTCTATAAACCATTTTTGTGCAATATCGGTATCTCGAACTTTAAATGAAAGTTCAAGATCTTCGCAACCATTGGTAAGAATTACTTTAAACATACAGTTTAAACTCTGGTGTTACTTCTGTAAAACTTTGATTTCTTGTTTGATCTAATCTACGATTAAATTCTATACAATCTTGCCACTTGCTATTTTGATCTTCCGCCCATATATAATTAATAATGCCATCAATTTGTTTAAGGGTAATATCTAACAATATTGGGTTTTCTTTAACATACTTATAAGTGGGCACTTTTATTTTAGACATTTGCAATCTTTTAACTGCAAGGTCTTTTAAATCAAAAGGCAAAGTCTGTGCTGAAAGTACATTTGGATAGTTGACCATATTAGTATAAAATACAATACCTAAGTTGTCTAGAAAATATTCTATCATTTTTCCTAGTGTGAGCACATTGCTAACTTGCACGGCAACTGCACCGACTATACGACTTACGTTAGGGATTTTTTGTATTTCTTTAATGTTAGATACAACTTGGTTCCAATCGCTGTTACCGCGAATGTAATCGTAAACATCCCCAATGCCGTCAATAGAGACGTTAACGGCAATTGATTTAAAATGAGGCCAATATTCATGTATAGTTCTTCCTTTACTAATTCCCAATGTTGTACCATTGGTAGCGTACTTAACTTCTATCTGATGCCCATAGGGTTTAAGCATATCTAAAATTTTGTAATGTGTAGGATCCATTAATGGCTCGCCGCCTGCAAACTCTACACGGCGAAAGTAAGGCAACAGTTTTTCTAAACATGCCCACCATTCAGGGTTATCTGTAAACTTGTCTAAATATGGACTTTCGATTAATTTAAGTTCCTGGATACTCTTTACCAAATAGTTATTTTCTTTAACATAAAACTCTTCAACTTCTTTCCAATCATTCCAATTTGTACTATCAGTTGGATTGCACATTCGACATTTTAGATTACACAAGTTGTTCAACTTTAATTCCATAGTAGGAATTTCAAAAGGCATAGTATAATCGTCACTTAGACTATCTAGTGCTTCAGGATATAGATTAATACGTGCTTCGGGAATTACTCCATTTATATGTCGTTGACGTAAACTCTCGACACCTTGGTCTTCTAAATTGAAACATGGAGCGCATTCGGGAGGGCGTTCATTATTTAAAACTTGTTTACGAATACGTATCATAGTTTTATTATTCCAAATTTCTTCTAAAGTTTGGGTTTGCACGTTGCCAATAGGATGGCTACGGCAACATACTTTAATAGCGCCATCTTCTCTAGTTGCCAATCCAGTAAACGGATGCATACAAAATGTTTTACTGTCCATGAAATATTTAACCTAATAATAGTAGCATATAAATATTTCATGCTCACTCCTACACAATATACAATAGATCCAAGCCTATTTCAAGAGGCTTGTAGCCAATTACCTAAAGCAGGTATGAGG